GCCACATCGTGGCCAGCGACGGCGAGAACGACTACGGCGCGACGCTGATCGACTGCAAACTGCACTGCACGGGATGCCAACGCACGGGCTGCATGTTCTGTGGATTTGGAAGTCATCTCGAAAAAGGCACAAACCGATTTGAACGCATGAAGCTGACGCACCCGAAGCACTATGCGTTCTGCATCGGAGGCGGGGCATTTGACACGGACGGGCTGTGGAAACCCACGAAAGACGGACTCGGGTATGCGCGGGTGCTGGACTACATCGGAGTGAGGTATTGACGTGGGTAAACAGCATTTGAGCAGGGATGACCGCATTTTTATGCGTGGCAAGCTGCAAGGCACACGTGAGAACATGGACATGGTGGCGATGGCGCTGATGGACAAATGCGGATGGCACGTATTCGAGGAGACATCGGACAGCCGGGACACCCACAGCATCGCGTATCTGTACGAGTGCTTGGAGAAGCTGGCGGAGGAGATAAACGAGGGTCGCATCAAGCGGAAGCACATCAAGGACGTGCTGAAGGATGAGTGCGGCGTGGTGTTTGGAGATTAGGAGGTGACGCGCCATAAAGCACTTGGGAGATATTACCAATATCAACGGCGCGGAGATCAACCCGGTGTGGGTGGTGACGGGCGGAAGTCCCTGTCAGGATTATGCCGAAGAAATAGTTATTCCGAAGTTGCTGCATCAAGTCCCATGAATTCGGAACTTTCCACAAAAACTTCGGAATAACAAAACTATACGGTCAAGCAGCATCCGTGCTCAAATCAAGTCAACCCAGACAGTTTCAAGATCATCTCCTCGTTATCAGCCCAGATTTCATCGGGTGCGGGCTTGGCCTTGCGGACAGCATCGGCCTTTTGAATCGCAGCCCGCTTCATCTCGGTGTCCGCATGGGCGTAGATCATCGTAGTTTCAACTTGTGCATGGCCAAGATACTGCGAAAGCAGCACCATGGGCATTCCAGACTGGTATAAGTGCATTGCCCGTGTGTGCCGCATCATATGCGGGTGGATGTGTTCCGGGACTTCCGGGCAAACAAGCTTCGCCATGCTTCCGTATTTTATAAAGAACGCAGATACCGTATCGGGAGACATTTTTTGCTGTGTCCCATGAATCACAGTGAAGAAAAGTGGTGCTTCACTGTGGTAATCTGCGGTCGGATGAAACTTGCGCAGATATTGTTTGCAATGCTGAACCGTCTTGCTGAGCAGTGGGACTGTGCGGATTTTGCGCCCTTTTCCGTGCAGATACGCAATCGGGTGTTTTGCGTCAAGGCGCAGATCACAAACTTTCATATCGAGAAGCTCACTGCACCGGGCTGCGGTATCGTACATGAGGATCATGAATACCAGATTCCGCAAATCTTTGGGCTTGGATGGATCAGGCTGCTGAAGCAGTGCAGTCAATGACGGTTCGGTCAGAAATTCAACGATCCGCCCATGAGACTCCTTGGAGGGGATGTTGCAGGCGGAAAGGTACAGTGCCGTTTGTGTGCAATCAATCTGTCCAGCAAAATCCAGAAAAGACCGCAGTGCCATCAAGCGCTGGTTGCGGGTAGAGGCACTGCATCTCCGCGCATTTTCCAACCAGGCCAGGAAACCGAGAATGGCGTCCCGGTCAATGCGGGAGAAAGTCAATTCGGTGGCTCCAATTCCCATCTCATCTCTCATATAAGCTACAAAAAGATTGAGCGTCTGTCTGTAGGAGAGAATCGTATTCTCACTGAGGCAGCGCTGCTTGGGCAGATAGTCCAAAAGGAAACGCCGAACCACATCAAAAAAATCATTCATCGGCCCTTACCTCCGGCAAGAACGCTTCAGCAGAAGAAAACGCGAATCCGGACATCTCCTCCAGCAAACCGGGGACCAGATGGATGTAGTAGTAAGTGTCCGAGAGCTGTGCGTGGCCCATGTATGCACTCAGATAGGGCAGCATGGCGTTCAGGTCTTTGCCCTCACGCATCCAGCGATACAGCCTGTGGGTAGCGAAAGTATGACGAAAATCATAAAGACGTGGGGAACGGCGGCCAGTTCCTGTAATGGCGGCTTTCTTCAAAACCTGGCGGAACGTCTTCTCCAGCCCCCTCTTTCCGTAAAAGCCGCCCTCAGAGTTGGGGAAGAACGGCTCACGTTCTGGCATAACGGAGGCTACGATGGCGCTGCAATCTGAGAGCATCTGCGTCACATCTTCTGCCATCATAACAATGCGGCTCCTGTGCTTCTTGCTCTCCATAATGTTCAGCCGCCCAATTTCCAAATCTACATCGCTTACTCGAAGCTTTCTGGCCTCAGCCGGACGCAGACCGCAGCAATACATCAGCTTTACCATAGCCGGGATCACATATTGCCGTACCGGGAAACCGCCTCTCGGTTTCAAATGGTCGAAAACATCCCAAATTGTCAGGATGTCGTCCTCGGTATAGATGTACGGAGCGTAAGGAGCATCTTTCCTGGCAATATCCGGCGGCAGAACGTAGGCGGCCTCACCGTTGCGATTCAGGTATCTGGCAAACTCGCGCACCGGCATCATGCGGTTGCGGAAGGTATTGTTGCCCTCTGTATTCTTTTTCGTAGCCCAAGCCAGGCAAAGCTCCTCGGTCAGAAAGTTTTCTTCAGGAAAATGCGTCATGCAAAAGCGGTCAAAGTCCCGCAGGAGGCGAGAGGATTCCAGATAACCAAACCCCAATGCGTTTTTCTGCGCGATAAAGTCCTCGATTCGGGCAGCAAAGCAGCTCTCAAAGGTGTACGTCATTTCAGCCCCCCGCCTTTCTGTGGGAGAGCAGGGGCAACGCACACTGCTTCAGTCCTTGCTCATCAATAGACAGATACAGCTTCATAGAGTCCATATCCCTGTGGCCGAGAAGCTGCTGGATCAGTTCAAAGGATACCTCATTCTGGAGCAGTCTTGTCCCAAATGTCCGGCGAAGCGCGTGAAAGGCACGACGTTTCGCCGGAATTCCTGCCAGCTTCATGTGCTTGGAAACAACCCCGCTGGCAGAACGCGCGTCAAGCGGGCGGATCACTCCCGTATGGCACAGGAAGATATTCGGAAGCGCGGAATCCGGGCGGCCATTGAGAATATAATCCGCAATCGCGTTCCCGCTTTCTGCTTCCAGTGGAAGGGACAGCGGTTCACCAGTTTTGTGTTGAACCAGACGAATTTCCCTCGCCCTCCAATCAATGCTACCCAGTTCCAGCCGAACAACGTCACAGGCCCTCAAACCGCTCTGCGCAGCCAGTACCATCATGGCATAATCCCGTTTCCCAATGGCCGTAGTCCTGTCCGGATGTTCCAGCAGATATTCCAGTTCATCCTCAGTAAAGCCCTCATGGAACATTTTTCGGGTTGCCATAAGTTCCGGCAGAGACTGACTCAGGTCAGTGATTGTCAAGTTACGTTCAAATAAAAATCTCAGAAACAGCCGCACAGAAAAAATTGCTGAACCAAGTCCACCGGCGTAATGCGCTGCAAAACTGGTAACACACCCATTTACATTTATCAGAGTGAAATCCGCCAAAGAGCGGAACCCATGATCCTCCATTTCAAACAAGAACCGACGTATAGCGCTCCTGGCGACATTGCGTGTAGTCTCAGCCATGCTTTCGCTTTGTTTGGTGTGTGTACAAAATTCTCTTAAAAGTGAGTTGAACGGCTCAACAAGTTCCCGTTGCCCCCAGTTTGGAACCTTCGCCAAAGTAATATGACCTGTCTGGTGCATCTCCTGTATCCAATACGCAGCCTTGCGCAAGTTTTGATATGAGCCTCTGCCAATTTGCCCGTACTCATATTGAATCCGTTTCTCTGCAACGATCTGATCCAAAATTTCTCCCGAAAATCGATCTGTCCCAGATTCATAGTGTCGATTCAAGATGATCGCCAGACCTTCGTTCCTGTAATGGCCAACTGTTGCGTCAGTAAGGCCAAGTTCCAACATCGCGCTGTTGGTTCTCCAGACCAGCGCGTAAATGTTATCCAAATCCGCAAGCTGCTCTGGAGTTGGTGTGTCCTTCCAGATGCTTTGTCGTGGTCGCCGCAATGCAGGCATCCAAGGGGACAACGGCGGCAGATCTACTGAGCCTTTTTCTGCACAATGTTTTAAGAGTTCGCATCCCCTGCGGAGCAGTCTCCACTTCCAGACCGAAAATGCCCCTTGATCAAAAAATTCACGCTGTTCAAGTAAAAATGCATCTAACATTTCAGGGGCTGCGCAAAGAATACCTTTTGCTTGAAAGTGGCGGATGACGCAGCCAATGCCGGTGTGGGTATATGCGTGCAGACTTTTGTCGCTTATACCTTGGTCAGATAAAAGTTCCAATATTTGCGTAGCGGTTGCAACCAAATCAATCGTTTCCATAGTCCTCCTCCTGTATCTTTGATGGCAGGCTGTGTTGCCTGCGCTCTCATTATACAGGTTTGGCGGACGCTTTTGTTATTCCGATGTTTTTGTGGAAAGTCCAGGATTTATGGGACTTGATGCAGCAACTTCGGAATAACTATTTCTTCGGCATAATTTTGGTTATTCCGAATTCGGAATAATCAGGACCTTTCCATCGCCGGGAAACGCGCCGGTTTGGCGGGAGCGCGAAGCGGCCTGTTTATGGAGCAGGTGCGCATCGTGAAAGAAATGAGAGCGGAGGACAAAAGAAATGGACGGACAGGTAACATGGTTCGACCTCGGTATCTCGTTTGGGAGAACGTTGTCGGAGCATTCAGCAGCAACAGAGGACGAGACTTCCACGCCGTGCTGGAAGAAATTGCGCGTATCGCAGAACCAGGATTTTCTCTATCTGGACTGCCGGAAAAGTGGAAATGGACAAAAGCAGGAGCCATCGACGGTGATGGGTGGTCTATCGCTTGGCGAACTCACGACGCTAAAGACTGGGGAAAAACCATCCGAGACAGCCGTACAGGAAATGTTATCCGTCTGGGGACCCCACAGCATCGCCGAAGAATCTCGGTTGTCGCAGATTTTGGAGGCGAATCCGCTGTCCAAATACAATTTGACCGCGAAGGCGTGTCTGGGCCTCCTGCGGAGAGCGGAGCGGCGGGGGAAAGACCTGCCGGAGCGGCTGAAAGCGGTGCTTCTTATGCAGTCCGCGCCATCATAAACATGGTGGTGCGCCGCCTGACGCCGATGGAATGCGAACGGCTGCAAGGTTTCCCTGACGGATGGACGGATATTGGAGATTGGATTAAAACAGATAAACGCGGGCGCGAAATAAAAGTGAAAGGAAGTGCGGACAGCCCACGGTACAAGGCATTGGGCAACTCCATCGCCCTGCCCTTCTGGGACTGGATGCTACGGCGTATGGAGCGGTATCTGCCGGAGGACGCGACGCTGGGGAGCTTGTTCGACGGCATCGCAGGTTTCCCGCTGATCTGGGAGCGCATACACGGCAGAGGTACGGCGCGGTGGGCAAGCGAGATCGAGCCGTTTCCAATCGCCGTGACGAAGAAATGGTTTGGGGAGGAATGACATGACAAGAGACGAGATCGTGACCGCGCTGCGGTGCTGCGCGGGAGACAGTTGCGAAGGATGCCCATATGATGAAATTTTTGCCGTAGAAGACGCGAAATGTATCGGGGAAACGACGGGCTACGCCGCTGACCTGATTGAGAACCAGCAGCGGCACATCGAGGCACTGATGAAAGCCAACGACAGCCTGAAGGACGCCATTGCACGGCGGGATAAGCAGATAGAGGACATGAAGCAGGGCATGGCACAGCTGGCAAAGGCTGTGGCGGTGAAGGAGGAGGCGGAGTGATGGAACGACTGACAGAGCGACTTAGAACTGGTGAGGTTCTTATGGCGTCAGATTACGAGGAGAAATACACGGAACAAGAGTGGATCTGTGTGCTGCAAGACCGCCTTGCCGCCTACGAGGATACGGGGCTGACGCCGGAGGAAGTGGCTGCGCTGGTTAAAGACTGGAGCGACCTTTGCACTATCGTAGGAGAATGTGGCGGCATCGACCGCCTGCGGGAGCTGGCCACCCGCGGGGAGGCGGGGAAGGGATTGGGGGCGGTGGAGGGAGG